CTTTGTTGCAATTTGGGATGTAGGGCGCGTCTCAATTGCTAACCCACCAGCCCAGGAGGATATTCCTTTGTCTGATTCAACTAAGGTTAGGTATCATCTGAATCAATTGTCCGATGAGGAGCTAGAGCGACTCATCCATTCAGTCGTGTTCACGCAGGCCGTCATCTTGGCGAAGCGGGATAAATGCGTTCCCGCACTCGTCGCTTGTTTCACAAAGCGTATAGAGGCCGTGAAGAACATTGACCTCAGAGTGCACCTGCACTTGGCCGTACAGAAGTACGCCGGTGAAAGCGTCTCGTTGTCAGAACCACTGTGCAACTACCTCATTCTCACACTAGACAGGAGGACTGCTAGCTAATGAACGGAGAAACACTGTCAAAAGTGCTGAAAAAGTTTTCGGGCTGCTTATGCACCCGAGCCGTCGCTTCCGTGACGGGCGTCCCAACTGGAGACTATGCAATCCATGAATGGGTCGGCGACACACTCATCAGCTTTGCTTTCATGCAGCGCTATGTGGTTTGGCGTAACAATGGTCTGACGGCTGGCCATGCCATTCTCAAAGACCAAACGGTAAGCAACCGCAACCTGAAGCAGTACGCTGAGAATCATCTCTATGACCACTTCTCTGGATTACACCCAGGTGTGTCCGAGAAAATCCATGCAGACAGCGTCGAGTACTTGGTCGGCCTTGCGTATCATTTCCATCCCGGACTGGGTCTCAGTCTGGCTCGGGAGATTATCGACGAGGTGAACCCGCATGGCACCACGTACTCCCAGGTATTCAACACTGAACTCGAGAATCATAACGAGGAGGCTCCTTATGGGGAATAGATTTACTAGTCTCTACGGTCAGAAGCAGAACAAAGCTGCCGATCACATCGACAAGATGCTCGGCATAGTTCGTCACCAGCCAGGAGACATTCTGCGCGCGCCAAATGGTAGGAAAAGCTGGCTGGAAAAGTGGGATGAAGTTCAGGGTCAGAAGGCTGACTGGGGAACTTCCGTCGTGAACGGGCAACTTGTAAGGTTCTCCGAACTCGGCCACTCTACCTGTCCGTTCTCAGCCATGGCGCGGTTGATCATCATCGGTCCTTTCTGTGTCGAAGACGACAAGCTTGTTCTTAACTCCTTCTGGAACGGAACATACACTGAATCTGAGCTAATTCAGTTGATGAACAAGATGCCTACGCCTGAGTTCGTAGCATTGGCAGAGGCCAATAAAGGTGCTTGGGGCACAATGAAGTCACTCACTCGAGGGCTCATCAATGAGAAGAAGGACAAATACTCAGATTGCTTCCACGGGCCCGACGGAAAGCCCGCTAGCAGAGAGGCGCTGCGAAAGTACACTCTCCAGTTCCTCGAGAGCATCGACTGGCCGCTCATCGAAGAAGAGAAGGGAGCCAAGTTCGGGGAATGTACCTTTAAAGGGTGGAAGAAGATTCTCCCATCCTTGTCGGCCCAATACCAGAAGCCGACCTTCAACCCTGATCCCGAGATCCTCACAGCGGCGATGGAGTTCGTAATTGATGAGCTCCGTTATGTATGCCCTAATGGCACTATTAAACCACACACTGTCATGGAAGCGCTGGGCATCCTGCGCAGCAAGACCGAGTGGTGCACCGGCTCTGGTTGGCCATTGGGAAAGAACAGTTCGAAAATGGTGCCACAAGAAGTGGAAGCCATGTTTGAACTCGCGAAGGTCATTTGTGAAGGTAAACTTCCTTTCTGGATACCGTTGACTCCTGGTCAGCGCGCTCAGGAAGGTCGCGTGGACGAGAGCGGAACATACGAGCCTAAAAACCGACTCGTCTTGGCCGCCTCCAAGGCTGTACAGGTTTCGGCTGGGACCTTCGTATATCCGCTGATGGAGGTGATGCGCCGCATTCCATCCTACGTTGCTTTGGAAGGTCAACAATACATCCATGAACATGACGTGATTGTCGACATCGCTGAGCAGTCTGTTTGCGGATTCAGCGTCGACTTTGAACGCTTTGACACCGGCCTCGGCCAGCTCATCGAGACGTTCGTCGCTGAATACATCAGCCGTTTGTTCCCAGAAAGCATGCGACCCTTCTTTAAGTGGTACTCCAAGAACCACGTTTTTGCTCCAATTCTGGTCCCAGAAGGGCTCATCTTTGGTCAGCATGGGTTGGCTAGCGGCCAGCTCGACACTAACTGTCTTGGCAGCTTGTTGAATCGAGTTGGCACCGTCTACGCTGTCTTGAAGAGCGTACAACGCCAGCCAGGGCACAATCGTAAAGAAACACTCTTCTGGATTGATCAGTTGAAGTCCGTGTTCCATTTGTGCATGGGTGATGACACCATATTGGCGTT